ATTTTCTGCTAAACCTTTTAGAGTTATAGGAATTACTTTTAATGAAGATTTTACTATTGGATTATCTTTGGTCGAACATCAAAACTCACATTATACTTGGGCAACAAAAACACAACAAGCAACTATTCCAACAACTAATTTACCAAACCCTTATGCTATTCAACCACCAGCAAGTATAACTTTATCAGATCAATTAATTCAATATAATGAAACACCTCTTACTGCATTAGATATTGTTATTACTGCTTCTCCTGATAGTTTTGTTGATTATTACCAAGTAGAATACAAATTAAGTACAGAAACAGATTATATTATCTATGCTCAGGGTTCAGGTTTAACACATAGAGTATTAAACGTAATTGATACTAAAACCTATGACGTTAGAATAAAAGCAGTAAATGCTTTTGGTACTTCATCAACTTATGTATCTGCTTCAAGAACCATCATAGGTGCTATTGCACCGCCTAGTGATGTAGAGGATTTTTCTTGTAACATAGTAGCACAAGAAGCACATTTAGGTTGGACGGCTGTACCTGATTTGGATTTATCTCATTATCAAATAAGATATTCTACTGCTGTTGATGGAAGTGCAGATTGGCAAAACTCAGTTTCATTAGTAGAAAAAGTATCACGACCAGCAACTTCAATTACTGTACCAGCGAGAATAGGAACATACTTAATTAAAGCAATAGACAAACTAGGTAACTACAGTTCTAACGCAACTGCTATTACAACAAATGTAAGTGGTGTAGGAAACTTTAATGCTGTTGCTACACAAAACGAACACCCTAATTTTACAGGAACATTAACTAATTTAGTTTTATCAGATAATACATTAAGATTAGATTCATCTGAACTTTTTGATTCTGCAAGTGGAGATTTTGATGACGCAACAGGATTATTTGATTCAGGTGTAACTTCTGCTGATTTATATCCAACTGGTAATTATTTATTTAGTGATGTTATAGATATTGGTGGAGTTTATACTTCAAGAGTTACAGCTTCTATTACTCAAACATCAGACAATTTAGATGACGTGTTCGATAGTCGTTCAGGTAATTTTGACGATCAACCATCTAACTTTGACGGAGACACACCAGCAAACTGTAATGCACATTTAGAGATTTCAACAAGTGATGATAATGTAACTTACACAGCATTTAGAAATTTCGTCATAGGAGATTACACAGCTAGGTATTATAAATTTAGATTAGTTTTAGTCTCAACAGATTTATCTTCGACACCAGTAATATCAGCAGTTACAGTTACTATTGATATGCCTGATAGAATATTTAGTGGAAACGATATAACAAGTGGTGCTTCTACTTATACAGTTACATTTACAAACCCTTACAAATCTGTTAATTATGCTGTCGGAATATCAAGTCAATCAGATAGTACAGGAGACTATTTTTTATTAGGCAACAAAACTATTAATGGATTTGATGTAACTTTTAAAAATTCAGTTGGTACAACTATATCAAAGGTTTTTGATTATATTGCAAAAGGGTACTAAAAGGAGTATAAGAAAATATGGCACAAGTTACCGATACAAATTTAGCAAATCAGGGTTTTCCATCTTTTAGATCGGAATTAAATAATATTTTAGGTGCATTAAATTCAAATCATATAGGAAGTTCAAGACCAAGTTCTGCTGTTGCTGGAACTATTTGGATAGACTCAAGTGTAGCAAATACTTACAGTTTAAAAATTTATGATGGCACAGATGATCTTGAATTATTTACAATTAACACATCAACAAACGCAATAACACTACCAAGTGGCATTGATGTTTCATATACTGAAACAGACCCTAACTCAATTCCATTTGCAATAGCTTTAAGTTAAAAAGGAGAATAATATGGCAAATAATTTTAGTGATGCACAAGTAAGTCTAACAGACGCAACTCTTACAGACGTTTATACTGCTTCAAATAAATCTATGGTTATTGCTGGAACTATCTCAAATACTACAACTACATCTATGAACGTGTCTGTAAAAAAATATGATAATTCAGCAACTGCTGGAAAGTTTGTTTTTAAAAATGTTCCACTTCCAAGTGGTTCATCTTTAGAATTACCAAAAATCGTATTACAAACATCAGATAAAATTCAAGCACAAACAGATGACAGTTCAGGTAATTGTGATGTTCACTTGCAATTATTAACTGACGTAAGTTAAGGAGTTTAAATGGCTTATATAGGAAAAGAACCAACAGCAGTACCTTTAACAAGTGCTGACATACAAGATGGAACAATTAGTTTAGCAGATTTATCAGCTACAGGAACAAAAGATGCTACTACTTTTTTAAGAGGAGATAATTCTTTTGCTACTGTTGGTGGTAGTTCAGGAACTATTTTACAAGTAGTAAGTGGATCAGATTCAACACAAAGAGTTTCAACATCTACATCATTTATAACAAATTCAAATACTATATCAGCAACAATTACTCCAGCATCAACTTCTAGTAAAATAATGATTTTAGTATCAGGTAGCACTTTTCACGCATCAGGTAGTGCTGAAGCATTTTATACAATTTTTAGAGATGCTACAAATTTAGGAGATGCCACTTATGGTATTATTATTTCAAGAAACGATAGTTCTAATGGTGGTGGAAGTTTAGGAATGTCAATAGTAGATTCTCCAAACACTACTTCTGCTATAACATATCAAGTTTATGGCAGATCAAATATTGGTGGTCATAATTTTTATTTTAATCATCAAGGGGCAAAATCAACTATAACTTTATTAGAAATTTCAGGATAATTATGAAAATAGATATTTGCACAGCAATAATTTCAATTAAAAAAGACGCACAAGTTGGTGTTTCTAATGAAGATATTAATACTTTAATTTGGTATGACAACAATCCAACTAACATTACAAAAGAACAAATATTAGCAAAACAAAAAGAATTACAACAATTAGAAGATGTTTATGATAATAGAAAAAAAGAATATGGTTCTTTAGAATCGCAATTAGACGAAATTTATCATAATGGAATTGATAGTTGGAAATTAAGAATACAATCAATCAAAGATAAATACCCAAAGGAATAACAAATGGCATATATAGGTAAAACCCCAGTAATAGGAAACTTCCAAGTTTGTGATGCTCTTACAGCAACAACAACAGACACATACGCATTAACAGTAGATTCAGTAGCAGTATCTCCACAATCTGCAAATCATTGTCTAGTTTCATTAAATGGTATTTTACAAGCACCAACAACTTCATTTACTATTTCAGGTTCTAATATAGTTTTTGCTTCTGCTCTTACTGCATCAGACTCAATAGACTTTGTAATGATCTTAGGTAATGTTCTTGATCTTGGAGTTCCAAGTGATGGTACAATTACACATTCTAAATTTGCTTCTAATACAGGCGGTGCAGTTGATTGGCAAACAGTTATCACAGGCAACACAACAATGGTAGCTGGTAGAGGTTACTTCGTTAATACAACAAGTGGTGCAATCACAATGACACTTCCAGCCTCAGCAGTTAGAGGAGACGAAGTTTGGATAATAGACTATGCTGGAACTTTTGATACAAACAATTTAACTGTTGGAAGAAACGGACACAACATTCAGGGAGACGCATCAGATTTAACTGTATCAACTGAACGTGCTGGCTTTACTTTAGTTTATGTAGATAGTACACAAGGTTGGTTATTGAGGGACAAATAAAATGTCCACTTATAATGCTCTTAAATATAACGTACCATTTACAAATGCTGGTGGATTAGTTTTATTATCTACTCAAACTGCAAGTGGTGATGCTTCAATAAGTTTCACAACTGGAATAGACAGTACCTATAAAGAGTATATGTTTATATTTAATAACATACACCCACAAAATGATGCAAATACGTTTCACTTTCAAGCAAGCACAGATGGTGGTTCTAATTATGGAATAACTTTAACTTCTACTCTTTTTAGAGCATATCATAATGAATCTGGTACCGCATCAGGTTTAGGTTATCTTACTGATTCTGATTTAGCACAAAGTACAAGTTATCAACCATTGATGGGTAGACCAAACGATTTAGGTAATGGTGCTGATGAATCATTATCAGGTTGTCTTCATTTTTTTAATCCTAGCGACACCACATTCGTAAAACATTTTATGGCTACTACTCAATTTTATCACACAGCCGATTATTCAATAAATAACTATGTTGCTGGTTACTTTAATTCGGTTTCTGCTTTGAATGCCGTTGACTTCAAAATGAGTTCAGGAAACATTGATGATGGTACAATACAAATGTTTGGAGTCGTAAGCTAATGAGTACATATACAGACATAAGATACGATTATAATTTACCTAGTGGTTTTGGTGGAAGTTTAAATTTAATATCTGAACAGACAGCTAGTGGTAGTGCATCAATATCTTTTACAAGTGAAATAGATAGTACCTATCGTACTTATATTTTTAAATATATTAATATACAC